TTGCAATAGTAGATATCCCTGCTCCTGCAGAAGATGCACCTGTTGAAGAAGATACAACAGAAACTGAATAAATGATGTATAATAAAGATATATGGCTAAGTCATACGTCTTAAAAGGTACGGAGAACGAATATCTTCTCGTCATTAGAGCAGAAGATGAAAAAGCAATCTATAATATAATAGATTTTCTAATGACGAGTCGCAATAAAGAAATTAAAGAACTAGCAACAGAATTAGAGAAGAGCTTACATGATAACGGAAGAGATTCTAGCAAAACTAGACCCAAAAACAAGAGCAAGAGTACAACTAGCAACAACAGTGGACGTAGAAAAACAAAAAACACCTAGCATTGGTCTTAATATGGCCCTTAAAGGCGGGTTTGGTTTTGGAAGACAAGCCCTTGTTTGGGGCAATAAATCTGCAGGTAAATCATCATTTTGTTTACAAATGATTGCTGATGCACAAAAAAATGGTAAAACTTGTGCATGGATTGATGCTGAGGCATCTTATTCCGCAGATTGGGCAAGCAAATTGGGCGTAGATTCAGAAAAGCTTATTTATTCTCCAGCCAAATCTATTAATGATATGGTTGATGTTGCAACACAACTTATGGAGGCGGGAGTAGATATTATTGTAGTAGATTCTATTTCAGCATTACTTCCAGCAATTTATTTTGAAAAAGATAGTACAGATTTAAAGAAACTAGAAGATACAAAGCAAATAGGTGCAGAAGCAAAGGATATGACACATGCAGTTAAAATGCTTAACTATGCCAATAAAAATACATTACTCGTTCTTATTTCTCAACAGAGAAATCAATTCGGTTCTATGCATGCCAGTCACATCCCGACTGGAGGAATGGCAGTCAAATTCTTCTCTAGTACCATCATTAAACTTTGGTCATCGGAAGCTGAAGCAAATGCTATTAAATCTGGAATTCAAGTTGGTGACAAAATTATTGAACAAAGAGTGGGTCGTCCCGTTAATTGGATCGTTGACTACAACAAACTTGGACCTCCAAACTTGTCAGGTCAATATGACTTTTACTATCAAGGAGAAAATTTGGGAGTTGATTCCGTAGGCGAAGTTCTTGATACTGCTGAAATGATGGGTATTGTTCAAAAAGGCGGTGCTTGGTATACTGTTAATGAAGAGCGTTTTCAAGGAAGAGCTAAGGCTGTTGAATATTTAAGAAATAATCCAGATGTTGTTGAAAAGTTACAAGGTGAAATATATGACAAGTCTTGAAAATTTTTTAAACAATCAATCAAGACAAAAAGTAACACACACTTTTGATGAAGTAGAAGGTTCATTTAAATGTCAAAATTTAGATTGTGACGATGTAGTAAATGAAGCTGGTATGGACAGAGAAAAAGGAAAAATTTTTTGGACATGCAAAAATGGCCATGAATCAGGTGTGGCTATTTAATGTCAGAGCGTGGGGAAATAAAACGTGATGGTGCAAAAGCACAAAAGAATAGTGGCAGAGGTGATTATCAAAAAGGTGATGCTATCTGGTCCGATTTCGTGGTTGATTATAAAGAGTATGAAAAGTCAATATCCATTAGTAAGAGTATATGGGCTAAAATTTGCACAGACACCTTTAAAGTATCTCGTGACAAATATCCAGTTCTTAAACTTATACTTGGAGGAACTGGACAAAAGACTAGGCTTGCAGTAATTGAATGGGCGTTGCTAGAACAGTTAATAGAGTGTTGGGAGACACATAATGATTGATGAATCAAATGTAGATGAATTTAGGATCTGGTTTGATAATGGAGTTGCAAGAGGATGGATTACAGACATGTTTTGTGCAACACATGACGGAGTTCCTTCTTTGAGTGAAGAAGAAGAAAAAGAATGGGAAGACGGCGGAGACCCTTGTCAATTCTGCGTTAGGATTATGGAATGACAGATAAACCAGTAATTGAATTAATTAGCGAACTTACAGAGTTTAACGATATGAAAGCATACATGAATGATGCTGATCTTGATTATGCGCTTGATTTGATTATTAAACTTATATCTAAACCTGATGTTCCTTCATCAAAAGCTCCCGACCTTATTATTAAAATGCAAGCACTTGCAGCAAAATTTGCAATGATGTCTCGTTATTACACCACCTTTGAAAAAGGCGGGGAGAACTCAAAAAAGAAGAACGTATATTACACAGCAGAAGAAGCAATTAATAGATTAGTTGATGCCTTGAAGTATTCAGCCAGATATGGGGCATAATGAATTTATTTAAAAGAATATTTCACAAACATAAAACTGAACATATTGCATGTCCATTTACAGGCAGAACTTATATAATGTGTGTTATATGTAATCAGAGAATAGGTGTGAAATAATGGGTAGAAAAATTATTGGAAATTTAAAGTTTCAAAAGCCACAAGAAGGTGGATTTGATCCAAACAGTTTTGCTAAAATGATGGAGGAAGCATATACAAATGTTGAAAAACGTGAAAGTTTTACCCAAAAAAAGACTTTTAGTCCTAGCACTATTGGTTATGGTCACGGTAACTGCCCTAGATATTGGTTCATTGCTTTTACTGGTGCTGAATTTGAAGACCAATTTGATGCTATGGCTAGGGCTAACATGGATAACGGTACGGCTGCTCATGACCGCATTCAGGCGGTTATGGCTAAAACAGGAATACTTAAGGCAACAGAAATTGAAATTACCAATGATAGCCCGCCAATTAGAGGATTTGCAGATGCAATTATTGAATGGAATGGAAAAGAAGTAATTGGTGAAATAAAAACTGCTAAAGATGAAGTATATTCTATGAGGCAGGCAGAGATGAAACCAACAGCAAATCATCTGCTTCAATTACTTACTTACATGAAAATCAAAAATATTGAACAAGGGTTTTTTTATTATGAAAATAAAAATGATCAGTCATACTTAGTTCTTCCAGTGAATATGAATGAAAGAAATGAAAAGATAATTAATGATGTTTTTGAATGGTTAAAAAAAGTTTATGCTAATTATGAAACGGGGATTTTGCCAGAAAGAACATTTACAAAATCTCAATCTGCATGCAAGTATTGTCCAGTAAAAACAACCTGTTGGAAACAGTTGGATGATGGTGAAGTTTTTATACCAGCTATGGAGGTTGTTAAGTGACAAAAGATGGTCATAATATGATCTGTGCATATGATGGATGCAATAATGAATTTTTTGCTAAAACGCATAATCAAAAATATTGTTCTGATGAATGCTGTAGGATTGCAACTAATGAAAAATTAAAAGATCAATATTATGAGAAAAAAGCTAGACTTGCAGGTAAAAAAAGAATTTGCAAATCAAAAGATTGCAACGTTGTTTTAAGTATGTATAATGAAACTAATATATGTGATAAATGTATTGGTGCTAAAAAAGAAGCAGAAAGATTAGAACTAATAGAAATGATAAAACGTGTCTCTGGCTAAATTAGCAAAACCCATCGCACATAAAGTTTTAGGTATAGATGCAAGCACAAATAGTTTTGCTTTTTGTTTGATGGAAGAAAAGAAAGCTGTTAAGTGGGGAGAGATCACTTTTGAAGGATCAGATGTTTATGAGAGAATTTTGGATGCTAAAAGAAAAATTAAGTCTTTTAAAAATGAATTAGATATGGATTTTGTAGTTATTGAAGCAGCAATATCTGTTAAATCTGTAGCAACTGGCATGAAAATGGCGTATGTCTTTGGTGCTATAATGGGAGAATTACTTAGTGATAATGTCAGGGTTGTTGAAGTTCATCCAATAACTTGGCAATCATACATAGGTAATAAAAATTTTAATAAAGCAGAAAAAGAAGCAATTAAATTAGAGTTTCCAGATAAATCTGAAAATTGGATTAAAGGAAAAATTAGAGAAAGAAGAAAGCAACGTACAATTGAATTTAGTAAAACATTGGGCGTTCAAACAGAAAGTGATAACGTTGCTGATGCAGCGGGAATAGCGTGGTATGCAGTAAATGAAATTGTATGATTCTAAAGACTGGTGTTACAAAAGATATGTAGTGGAAAAGAAAAAGATTGTTGACATGGCATTGGAAGCAAAATGTTCTCATATGACTATCCAAAGATCCTTGGAAAGATTTGGCCTTATTAAAAAACCTAGAAAATGGACTAAGTGAAAAAGTTTATATTCATTCCAGTTGTAAATAATTTTGATCTACTTGAAAAAGCTTTAAGGAGTGTAGATTCAAATCTTTATAATGAATATTTAATTTATAATAATTCAGGTGGTGAAATTCCTTATGAGTATTATATGAATACGCCGTTTAAAATATGGGACCCAATAATCCCAGATACCTTTATGGAAACTCAAAATAACATGCGGGAATATGCAATAAATAATAATTTTGATTATTATTCATTTATGCATAACGATGGTGAAATACTTGACGACTCAGATATAAGAATGATAGAATATGTTGAAAGCTTAGAAGATTCTTGGGGCATTGTGTTTACACATTACGATGTTTTTTGTTCTTTCAATACAAAGGCGGTAAAAGAAATAGGTCCTTGGGGAGATGAATCTTGGCCAATGCAAAAATCTGGTTACTTTTTAGATTGTGATTATTATAGAAGATTAAAATTGGCAGGATTTTTAGAAAAAAATTTAGAAAACTCTAACGTTTCACATTTTGCTTCAAATACCATAAAAGATGAAAATCAAAGAGCGATCTGGGTAGAACAATATAATTCAATATTAAACCATTATATTAAAAAATGGGGCGGGGATACAGGAAAAGAAATTTATGATATACCTTTTAATGGAGGAATAAATGGTTAAGTCACCTTATAAAGATACTAAAAGATTTACTTGTGATGATTTATATATGCATTCTTTAAATGCCCCCGCAGGTGGTGCAATTTGGGATGCATGTCACGAAATAGCTACTTTGCTCATAGACAAAAATATTTCATACGGAAATTCAGCCCTAGAACCAATAAATGTATTTTCCAAGCAAAATGAAATTGACAGTTTAAATAGCCGTATTGATGATAAATTAAGTAGAATTAAAAATGCTCAAGGATTTCCAGGAGACAATGATATTGATGATTTGATTGGTTATTTAGTTTTACTTAAAATTGCCATTGACAATAACAGGGATAAAGAGGTATAATTAAATATGCCAGTTTATGACTATGCTTGTATTGAATGTGATACAAATGAAGAAGTAACAAGAGGATTCAATGATCCTGAGACAGTCCCGCCATGCTCAAAATGCGGTTATAATATGGCTCGTGTTTATAATGCCCCAGGCATTCAATTTAAAGGTTCAGGATTTTATAAAACAGATAACGGAAGATAATGTCAGAAAATGAAATAGAAGTAGCTGGTCAATTTGATCAGATGAATAAAGTAGTTGAAGAATTATTAAAAGGTAATACTCCTGCACAAATTTCTAGATCTTTAGAGTTAACTAGGGTTCAAGTTGATAATCATATTAAAACTTGGAAAGAATTAGTTCAAGACAATAGTGCTATTAAAGCCCGTGCTAAGGAAGCACTTGCTGGTGCAGATGAACATTACAATATGCTTATTAAAGAAGCTTGGGTTACATTAAATCAAGCAGATGCACAAGATTCACCTAACATTAAAGCACAGGTATTAAAACTTATTGCTGACATTGAAGCAAAGCGTATTGATATGTTAAATAAGGCGGGAGTCTTGGAAAATGACGATATGGCAGATCAGATACTAGAATCAGAAAGAAAACAAGACATACTGGTAAACATTCTTAAAGATGTTACAGCAAATTGTGATCATTGTAAATGGGAAGTATCACGTAGATTATCAGAAGTTACAGGTCAAATAGAAGCAGTTGTAATCAGTGACTGATTTTAATGTTTTTCTTGATGCACTTGAAGGTGATGAGTTTTCCGAAAAACCAGCCAATCTTGAAGAATTTGTAACAAATAAAAATTATCTTGGACTGCCACCTTTATCAGATCATCAATATCAAATGATCAAGGCTATGACTCAAATTTATAGAAAAGAAACTTTAATTAAATTATGGGGTCAAGAAGAAGGCGAAAAAATATCAAAACAAACTTGTTCAGAAGTTATTTTACAACTAGGTAAAGGTTCTGGAAAAGATTATACATCTACAATTGCTTGTGCTTATATGGTACATTTGCTTTTATGTTTAGCGGATCCCGCCAGATATTATGGAAAGCCACCAGGGGATGCAATTGATATTATTAATATTGCTATTAACGCAATTCAAGCAAACCGAGTTTTTTTCAAAGGTTTTAATCAACGTATTGAAAAATCACCTTGGTTTCAAGGGAAATATATTGCTAAAGCAAATATGGTTGAGTTTGATAAATCAGTTACAGTTCACTCAGGTCACTCAGAAAGAGAAGCTTGGGAAGGTTACAACGTTATTGTAGTTATTCTTGATGAAATTTCAGGTTTTGAATTAGAATCAACATCTGGGCATGAACAAGCAAAAACAGCATCATCAATTTATAAAATGTATCGTGCATCTGTAAATTCTCGTTTTCCAGATTTTGGAAAAGTAATTTTACTTTCATTCCCACGTTTTAAAAATGATTACATTCAACAAAAATATAATGAAGCAATTGCAGAAAAAGAAGTTGTTTTAAGACATCACAGATTTAAAGTAGATCCAGATTTGCCAGACAATACAGAAGGTAATGAATTTGAGATTGAATGGGAAGAAGACCATATAGTTTCCTATAAGGTACCACGAATGTATGCTTTAAAAAGACCCACTTGGGAAATTAATCCAACAAGAACTATTGATGATTTTACAATTGACTTTTATACAGATCCTACAGATGCATTATCTCGTTTTGCATGTATGCCACCAGATGCCACTGATGCATTCTTTAAGAGTCGTGCAGTAATTGAAAAAGCTTTTAGTAGCCCTAAATTGGGAGTAGATTCATACGGGCGTTTTGAAGATGATTTTAAACCAGATCCAGAAAAACAATATTTCATACACGTTGACTTAGCTCAAAAACATGACCATTGTGCAGTTTCAATAGCACATGTGGGAGGTTGGGTTACCATGAAAATCGGGGAACAATACAAAGAAGCAGCACCTAGAGTAATAGTGGATGCAGTAAGATTTTGGACTCCAACAGCATCCAAATCTGTAGATTTTACAGAAGTAAAAGACTATATTTTGTCCTTACGTGAACGTGGATTTAATTTAAAAATGGTTACATTTGACCGTTGGAATTCACACGACATGATGCAACAATTGGGGGTTCATGGAATTAAAACAGAAATTCTTTCAGTAGCAAAAAAACATTATGAAGACATGTCCCTAGCCTTAACTGAAGAAAGATTGCATGGGCCACATATCCAATTGCTTATAGATGAATTACTTCAATTAAGAATTGTAAAAGATAAGGTAGATCACCCAAGAAAAGGTTCTAAAGATCTTGCAGATGCTGTTTGCGGTTCAATATTTAATGCAATTTCTTTAACTCCGCCAGATGCAAACAAAGAAGTAGAAATCTATACTTATTCTGGGGTATTTGCAGATGATATTCAACAATTAAAAGATGAATCAGATGCAAGATTAAAAAACACTATTCGTATGCCAGAAAAAAAAGTTATGCCCCAAGACATCAGAGATTATATGAGTTTAGACGAAGT